AGATACAGATTGGAGAGCTAGTAGTGATCTTACCTTGTCTGATGCTTGGAAAACCTACAGACAAGCCTTGCGTGATATTACAACACAATCTGATCCATATAATATCACTTGGCCTACAGAACCTAGCTAAGATTATAGGCTGCTGTTACACTATAAGAAACACATTATTGATTTATGGCTCGTAAAACAGATGCAGAACTACAACAACGCATACAAGAATTAAGAAATAATCAAGAACAAGCTGTACAGGTTGCGAATAATTGTCGTGACGAGATTATGCGTATTGAAGCTATATTAGTAGATAGAGCAGAGGCAGAAACCGAAAAAAAGTCTATTGCGAAATAATAGAAAAGGAGTGTAAATTTTGCGGTAAAGTTTTTGCTACAACAGAGCAAAGAAGAAAGTATTGCTCTAATGCTTGTAAGACAAGGTTTTATCGTAGAAAGCTGGCTACTTAGTTTGTGTGGTCATTTGCCTTGTCATTAAACTCATAGTGACGTATAAAGGTGACAGAGCTACAATTAGTAGTAACACAAGCACTGAAGTCATTGAAAGTGCTTTTACTATTGCAAATTTAATCATGTTTCAAAAGATCGCTAATGTTCTAAGTATTGTTTCTTTTATCATGGTAGCCTCCATGAGTGGTGGAGCGTACTTCGGTTACAAGTATTTAACAAGTGAAAACTTTAAAAGCCAAGTTATGAAAGAGATTATGGGTAATGTATCTGGACTTATGCCAAAAGTATTAGATAAAGGTTTACCTGACGTAACAGGACCATCTATTCCTACTAAATCTCTTCCTAAACTCTAAGCTTATATGAATAGCAATATCATCAAAGGAGTATCAATAGGACTTGGAACTGTATTTGTTGCCTCCAACTTTTATACAATCAACCTTTTAAGTAAGAAGCCAAACTTACCAATTTTTGATTTACCTGTAAGTAAATACTCTACATATGAAATCGAAGCTGATAAAGATAGTTATAAGATAAGACACAGGATGCACGACCCAAGAATTATTGCTTCTATAGAAAATACAAGAAAGCCAGCAGGGTTCTTAGGTGCAAGCAAGTCTTATGTTACAAAAGAAACTCAAAGGATAGCTGGTGAAAAGGATGTAACTATTGTCAATAATGGTGAACTTACTGCAAAACAAATAGCCTGTATAAAAGAAAGAGCAAAAGGAGAATCTACAGGACAACTTATTGGAACGTCAGTAGCTACAGGAACAGGTTTATCTAGTTCACTAGCTAATGTTCCTATCGTTGGTTGGTTCTTATCTGGTTTTGCTACAAATCAAGCAAGGAGAGAAGGTGGTAAGATCGGAGGTAATATGGCTTCTGACTTTAACGACTGTTAATGCCTACGATAAAAATACCCGAGATAAAAATACCAAAAATAAATATACCAGAAACGCCATATGTACCTGAAACTGTATTGGTAGGCGAAAACCCTGCGTGTGATTTAACTAATAGAGACATAGAACTATCAGAAAACCCAACTATAATTTTTCATGGCAGAAAAGCTTATGCCACTTGTCCTAATGGTCAGGCAATCGCTGGCACACAACCAATTAAAGTACAACCAGAAGCTAAAACATTTAGACCTATTGTTTATGATGCACAAGACACTATAGAAACAGAAGGTACATACAATTTTCAACCAAAAGCAAGTGGAGTAAATATTAATTTAGGACAGAAAGAAGAGGAGGAAGAGATTGAGTTAGTACCCTGTCCACCAAAAAACGCACCATATAGACCTGGCGATTGGAGAAATGAGCTTAGATTAGAAAGGCTGGTAAGATATGAGCGTGGGCTATTGGAGGGTTCCTGTGATGCAATCTGGGAAGAAGTACCGTTTGTTGACCAGTACATACCGACAGCTAGTGTTGTTGTATCTACTGCTGTTATTGCTTCTGTTGCTGCCACTACTCCACTACTACTTAATATTGTCAAACCCTTAGTAAAAAATATTATAAAAAAGCTTACAAAGAAGAAAAAAGATGTAAAATAAAAGTAGTTCATACGTTGGGTTACTT